GGCGGGGTTCAACCGCTGTGACTAATCGGCCAGCGACGCGGTTCCTGGTGTGCCGGTTGTCCGAGCCACCATACTTTTCAACAAACTGAGGGCCGCTGCTGCTGCTGCGATCAAACCAGCTTCGACCGTTCCCAGGTCGGTGATAATGAACACCGACAGGAATGCCTGCAACGCTGTGAAAGTCAGACGCTCAATAGCGTCGGTAGGGAAAGTCACCATTTCTCCTTAGTGCGGTCCTCGACATAGATCGGGGCCTGAATAGACACCCCATACTTTGGGGTGACAACCATGAATGCCTGCTGGGGTGGCTGATCGGCGCAGTTGAGGCCGATGCGGGAAAACTCGTCTACGCCTTTCACGGTGCCGTTGACAACGAGGCCCGTAGCGGCAGCCAAAATGAGCTGATGAAAATGTCCGATCACCATGCAGTCGAAAGCATCGTTGACGGCTTTCTTGGCTCGCATCCGAAACACAGCCGGGAACAGACCAGCGACACCGCCGCCGCCGCCTCGAACCTGGTCGCCGTGGGTGAGTAGGAACCGGGTTGCATACACGTCCACGAAACAGTCCGCCGACTGGCCTATCTGCCAGGTGACCCGCGGGTCGTCTTTGAGATGGTTCGCGCACATTGTCGCCAACAACCAATCAAGGTTGTCGGTGACCCGGCCTTTCATTCTGGGCTTGCCCGGTTTCATGCGGCCGTGGTTGCCGACCACGACAGGTACATGCACGGAACCGAAATGGTTAGCCAACTGTTTGATCGCAGCAGCCAACTGCGCCGACCAGTGGACAACGGTTGCCAACGACGATGCCTCGTTGGATTCGACGAGTTCGTCGTGGATGTGCCCCGAGACTAGATCCCCGCCCAGCATGAGTACCAGGCCGTCAAGGTCTAAGCCTGCGACGTAGTCCCGGGACAACTCGATCACCTTGTCTGAAAAGCGTTTCAAACGGAGCTCGGCGATGCGCCTGTTGTAAGAGTTGGCTCCGCCGACCTGTTCAACTTCGACGACCTCATCCCAATGCGTGTCAGACAGGACGGCGACAACGGTTGCCGACGACTTCGACTTGGGGCGTTTAGGCGACACCCAGTTCGGGGGTTTCTTGTTGGCGGCGGTTTCGTATGCGCCGATGCGAACGTCGGCTTCATCCAACTGGTCTGCGAGCGCCCTGTTTTGCTTCCGGGCGACAGAAAGCTCGGTTTTGGCCCGGGTGGCTTGTTTCTCCAACCGGTTGAGCCGGTCGAGCATCGGAGCCGCGTCAGCGAACTCTGCGAGGCTGTCAGACATTCATTGCCTGGCGGTCGCGGTCATTTATCAACGCCTTCACCCGTTGCGGCGCCGCATCCGGGTATCCGACAAGCCTCAACCATGCCGCCACCTGTGACGCATCCTCGTTGGATGCCATGATCTGTTCCACGACTTCACGGGGGAGGCAATCAGACCACCGTGGTAGCCGCCGTGGCGGCTTCGGGGTTGCAGCGAACTCCGCGAGGGTTATGGAACTGTCAACATCCGGCATACAAGCGTGCCTTCCCAATACGAGTTGTCATCCGACAAGCGGATTGGTGCAAGTTCCAGGTCTTCGACCGTGACGGTTTCGGACCTGTCCCCCTCCTCATAGGTGACGGCTTTGGCTTCGGTGACGAGTGAACGCAAATGCAGGTAATGGTCTTTGGAGTCGTATGCGACTGGTGCGCCTGCGCCGTGACTGGTCAACGCCGTGCCCGCCAGGACGAGGGGTGCAATGATTTCTTCGATGCGTTCCGGTTGCGGGCGTGCATCCAGGGACCAGCGTTCCAGAATCGGCCCTGTCGTCGTGTCGGCGGCGTCTCTGGCGAGGGCTGCTTTGACAACGAAGGTTTCTGACGCCGGGTCCGTGGCGGTGTAAGAGGTTTCGGTACCGGATGCTGACAGCACCATCGCCGTGGATGTGTTGTCGCCGTCGGTGACAGTAACGGTGGTGGTGCCCGCCACACCGGCCACCAGGCCACGGTAGTTGTATGAACCGGACCTGTAGTCCACGCCTGCGAGCCGGTAGTCGAAGTCGCCTGAACCAGATGTCGCCTGTTCCTTGGAGAACCGGCCCGACACGGCCCTGGCGACCTTGGAGGCCACTGTTCCGAACGTGACCACGCCTACCGTAAGTTCGGATGCCGTCGAAAGGTTACCTGCATAGGACTCACCGTACAGCTCGCCGTTGCTGTCAGTAAACAGCATCTTGTCGCCAAAGATTTCGATGCTTTGCACGTTGCCGTATGACGATGAATCGTGAGCCAAGTGGCGGGCATACGCTGGAACCAGTGTGTCGGTGAACATCGTCAAATCGGCTTTGTATGTGTCGCCGTTCTTGGTGCCCCAGTAGGCGTACTGGCCGAAGATTCGCACCCCGTGGGCTGCACCGCCGTCGTCTATCACCGGGCCGAAAGTTACCGATGCCTGGTCGTTGGAGTTGATGACGCCGAAACGCACCCCGGTGGATGTTCCGACAACCATGATGTCACCGAAGGTGTCCACGCTGAACGGTCCTGAAAAGGTTTCGCCTTGCGGCAGAATCGCAGCAGGAACCGGGTACGACAGGGAGCCGTCTGTGGCGCTTACACCTATCGAATAGAGGGTTCCCTGCCCGTTGATGTTGTAAGCGGCGTACAGGGCCTGTGGACCGCCTCTCAGGGCAACACAGGTACCTGACAGGGTGTTGTCGAACGTGAGGACGGTGCCAGACGAGTTGAGTTCGACGAGGCGTGCGCCGTCGGCTGCGAGGAGGCGACCGTTGGCGTATTCGATCACGTCGGCAGCAAACGTGCCGACGGTGGAAGCCGTTGTCGTAGACGAAACCGTTGCCTTCTTCACGGCGGTGCCAACAGCGGCATACACGTTTGAACCATCTGAGGTCCAGTCGCTTATCGTGCCGCCCATCGGCGTCGTAGTAGACGAGTAGTCAGGGTCCGCGGCAGCGTTCGGGTCGCCGTACTTTAGGTCGGTGCCGTCGGAGAAATAGAACACCGTGCCGTTTACTACACGGGCATACATGTTCGTGTTGGACCCTGTTTCTTTCGTATCCAACGCCTTCAACATTGACATCCGGCCTTTGGTGAACACGTCGATGTTCTTAGACGTGTGAAAGCGGCGACGATCAGAGTCGGTTAGGTCGTAATGTTCCTGGCCTGCACCGTGGGACCAGTCGGTTTGCGAACGCACCCACTGGCCGACGTTTGACAGCGTGTTCTCACCGACATCGCTTCCCATGTCGCGCTGCTCTTTTTGCGCTGGGAGGGTGCGGCGGCGAAACCCGCTGTAGTCAACGAGGTAGCCGCGGCCGTCGATTGAAATGTCGTACTGCGGGGAAACAGCCACCGGTTACTCCCCGGAACGCAGCCACGTTGTTGGATACAACTGGCTGAGGCGTGAAGCCTCAGCAGAGATCCGCTGATCCCTGCGAAACCTCAGGTCACGCATCGAAGCCGAAATGGCCCCGGATGGGACTTCTTCGGAGCGGCGCACAGGTGCCTGATGTGTAATCGACTCGCGCTGAATCGGTTTGAACGACATCAGAGCCAACGCCGCCCCCAACGGAGGCAAGTCGTACCCCTCCGTATGCAATCCTGTAGACGAAAGCGTGGACGCAGCCGAAGTGAGAGTCGTGAAAGGTGCCTTGTATTCGACACGCACCGTTTGACCCGATGTCGGGATGTCTTGCAAGACGAGTGCAACGCCGGAAGCAAACGTCGCCGTGTCCCGGTTGCGGCGGATAGTCCAACGGCGAACCTCGGGTTCAGACTTGTCGGTCCCCGGGTCCGTGTAGGTGACCCTGTGGACACCCAAAGCGTTGGAAGCCAGGTCGTAGCCGTCGGTACCAGACGTGTAGGTAAACGTTTTCGTAGACATCTGGTACATGCCGCGGGCCGACAGGTCGTTCAAGTCGTCGTTCAAGGCGTCGAGAATCATGTTCGATGGGAACGCAGGGCTGGACCGGATGATGTCTGCTGTCGAATGTGCCGCTGCAACCGATCCGCCGTAGCCACGCATCACGCCGACGGTGGTGCCTGACACAGAGGTGACGTACATGAGTTCGGTGCCGATTTCCATGATGGACCCGGCAACGATGGGGCCGGTAGCGAACTCGGTTACCAGCGTGGACGCGGACGAGTTGATACCTGCGTTTAGGCGGTTGATTGCCTCAACTGTCCCTGAGAGCAGTAGGTCCCGGGTTCGGTCTATCCACGTTTGCGCTGTCATGTCTTAGCCTTTTGCTTCGGCAAGCAGCGACTCGGTGGCCTTTCGTGCCGCGTCTGAGCGCACGATCTGGCCTGCTTCGACTTCCATCTTAGTCTCAGCACGGGATTCAAGGTCTGCTGAACCGGTTACCCGGGGTGGTTGCATACCGTCTCGGCGCATCCGTTTGTATGCGTCCATGTCGCGGCTCATGTTGCGTTCCACGTTCGAGTTTGCTGCACCCGTCGAAAACGACAGGGACCGAACCTTCTCAGCGAACGCCTGCTTCTCGGCGTCGCTCATTTCCTGCTTGCCCACTGATCCTCCTCGAGGTTCTCATGCGGCTTCCACGTCGATGCGGTAACCGGCTGCGGCAAGCAGGTCTGATTCTGTTTCGGTCAAATCGTCGGGGCCTTCGTGGCCTCCGTACAAGGTGCGGGTGATCGTCGTGTTGTCTGACGGCTGGGTGGTGGTGACTGCCCCGGATGCGATCCACACGTTGACGCCTTTGGCGCGTGGCGAGTAGTGGCGGGCGAGCCGGTTGGCTGCTGTGAGCGGCCGATAGTCGGTGTCGCCTTTGGCGAGGGAAGGCAGCGTGTTCGTTGTGTCGAGTGTGACGCGGCGTACCTGATCTGGTGTGGGGACCGCTGCCAGGGCGGGGATCGTGTCGGGGGTGACGCTCGCTGTCTGCGACGCCGTCGCCGCTGGAACCGCACCTGCGGCGGCAACGACGCCGGCGGTGACGTTCGCGTGCCCTGCTGCGGTTGCTGACGGCACCGCTGCGACGGCGACGATTGTGGCGGCGCTGACCCCAGCAGCACCGCTGACCGTCGAAGCCAGCACCGCGGCCGTCGCCGTGACCACACCTGGGGCCACACCCGCGTCGCCGGACACCGTTGGCGACGGAACCGCTGCCACACCGGCCACCACGGCAGGAGCGACAGCAGCATCTTGGACACCCCGATAGGAGACACCGGTTTGGCGGTAATCAACGCCGGTCTGGCGGTAGTCAGCCGCCACGGGTCTGCTCCTCCATTAGTTCATGCTTCGCGTCATGCACCTTTGTCCAAACGGTGAGGCCCACGATGTTGTCTGACACCTCAGACAGCTTCGAGTTCAACCCATCCAACTTCTTCATG